CATAAATAAAGAATGGATATGCAGGTGGCCATGTTTTGATAAACATAAGTTGGATGTCCGGATGTGATTTTACCGTTCGCTATTTGCGCTTTGGTATAGCCCATTCGACAAGAAGGAGGACACGTTGACATAACCGTGTGCTCGAACTCATGATCGAAGTGACCTGATTTCAAGTCGTATATGAAATTATCAACATCGCAGATGCCGCCATAAGGACCTTGATTGATGAACGATTTAAGTTCTTCAGATCCTGGTTTGTCATTGATAAGATAGGTAAATTTTTCAACGTACCTATGTGAAGTAACGAATGTTGGCTCGGGGAAGATGACGCCAAGTGGTGGTTGCATTTTATGGTACTGTCGAGGTATATTGATATGTATAAAGTCGATAAATTCACGGACGCGTTGATCGGAATAACGTATGTCCGTAAAGAAGCGTTCAAAGAATTTGTCGTATTTGTTCTGGTCTTCATTAGTAATTCTCATTTGAACGTTAACTACCTGGAAAAACGAAGGGAAAGGATGCGAAAGTATGAATTCTGAAAATTCATAACGACGAAAAGCGATTTTCAAACCGGAAGGAATGAAAGTGTAATTAAGCGAGGAGCCTGAGAGACGGCCTGTAAGGCGCTGTCTTTGGTAATGCTGATTATAGAGCTCTTTCCAATGTTTTAATTCAGCTTTAGTATAGACTCCGGAAGTTTCAACGCTGTACCAAGGATTTTTTGTATTCTTTTGATTGTAATTGTGTTTCAGTATAGGATTAAATGACACGTCTCTCAAACGAAATCGAGTCTTCGCGAGATGTTCTGCGTCACGAGAGTATTCGTTTAAAATCGTTAAATACAACGTAGGATTCCAGGCACATAACGAAGCTTGACCTGTGGACCGTTGTATTGAAGAAAACAGATATTGATGATCCTTTACTGAACCTTGGTAGTAACGGAAAGCAGAACGACGAGTGAGGGTTTGCGACTGATCATGGTAGACAAGGAATCGTGGTTTTTCTGGAATGGGGATTTTGTGTTGTCGATATTTAATGGTACAATAATCCTCATATAATGACATTAATTCTGGATGTTTTGAACGAGACAGCCGGAATACACGATTGCCCAAATACTGTAAATCTTCGATATCTTTGTGTTCGATCAGTTTGAGATCGATGCCATAATATTTCATATGGCGTACAAGAGAATCGAAATCATAGTCCTGTTTACGAAGTTTGATGGACCAGAGTGAGTCATCACCGGTATTATAGAGAAGATTTTGATCAAAGAAATCCTGAACAGTATAGTTCGTTCCTTTTTCTCTATGGTAACTGAGCCAACCAGCAGTAAAGCAAAATTTGAAACTCCATGTATTATCCCATGAAGTGGCTGATTGTCCAGTACCGCCGCCTTGATTTTTAAGATGAAAATTGTAGGCGACATTCCAGTTTTTAGCTACATTCATTACAGTCTGTATTGGGTTATCTGATTTGATATAAGGGGTCCTGTATGATTCAGGTATATCAGTGTGGATGAATGCGAAATATGGATGTGTCATTGCGTCAGGAGTTTTCTTTCTTGATGTTGTTAGAATAATTTTTGATTGATATGCTTGTGGATTGTCTTTCATGTCTGCCTGTAAGGTGTGACTATACTCAACAAACGTTTCAGGTTGTGATGAAATGAGTTTACGGATAGCTTCGCGAGAATCAAGGCCAATGGTTGTGGATGTCCAGGTGGGTTCAGTAATGCCGCATATTATTGCGTTTTGCATAGAATCATAATTTGCACGCATAACTGAATACATTCTATTTGCTAATTCGATGTTACGGTCAAAACCATAGTACGTTGCGGCTGCAAGAGCCTCAAACGCGAAAGGACCTAGTCCACTATCGTATTTAACAGCGTCAGCTTCGAAATAGTAACCACCTTTAATCTTAAAGTCTTCTAATGATTCGAAGAGCTTTTGCATATTTTGGTTTAATATCATCCCAATGCCCACCCCGGTGGTGCGCCAGGTGATTCGCTTATTACGCTCTAACTGGATAATCTGATCGATATAATAGCTTGCCAAATCTTGAGCAACCACGGATCGTGGGTCTTTTGGCTTATCAGGATCAGCAAGTTTCTCAGCATTGACAACCTGAGATTTAAGAAAGCCATGGTAAAATGATATCGGATATTCACCTTTCCGCAATTTAGACAGTGCGGATTCTATTAAGACTTCATCCCAACCGCAGTTATATAATTGGCTACGCTTTTTATATACTGAAAGAAAGGGATTACCCGGGGAATATGACATCTTTTTGTCTAGGTAAAACTTTATGGCTTGTCCAGGAGTGAGTTTCATATTTGCGAATGCTTCAGGATGACGCTTAGCCCAACCTTGAGCGATTTCCCAAGCTAATGATTGTTGTTCTGGTGTGATAGGAGACCATTTTGGTGTGTAACGATTGTAAGTTGCACGATTCACTAAGGGATGCTTCTCTCCAAAGAGAACACCGTCACCACCTTGTGGTACGTCAAGTGAACGGTACAGTTTTGCTCTTTCTTCAAAATCAGGATCAGTGTAATATTCTCCAGGTTGAAAGCCAAGCAACTCGGCTTCCCTAGTTGTCATCATAGGTTTGAAAACCCGGATATTACGTTGTAATCCTTGATAAAGAAGGCCACCATATTGGTAATCATTGATTATCTTCGCCATGAACTGTGTATTTTCAATGATTGAGGAGGATTCCACGAAACGATTGGAATTTCTCTTTTCTCCTAGAATGGCTTCTCGTGATAAATGATCGACTTTAGTTGGTGTATAATTTTGTGGCATATCTTGGCAATTTAATGCTATGGAAAAGAAAGTATCGGCGGGAAGTTGTGATGTAGAATGACAAAAAAGGATCTGATTGTTATGATGGAGGATTGGTAAATGTTTTTCAACGGCTAGTCGGTAAATAGAATTAATGGTTTTGAAGTCTGATATACTCCGTGCTGCCTGTAAGGCAACTGAGTTTTCATCGACTAACGAATCAATGTCTACAGTTTGATCAGGATAAAGGTTACACGTTGTGGTTTTACCTGTATTTGTTGGGGAAATGACAGCAAGTAATTTATGTCGAGTACCGTACTTATTGTAGAATGTGGTTTCAAGGTCTTTTGTGAAAGCAGCGAAATTTTCAATAGGATCAGAGCGAGTTTGGGCTTTAGTGTATGCGATTTCTGCTTCCAGATTAGCCCTCAAGCTTAAAGCCGGTGTGTTGACAAGTGTCGACAACGCCCATACCGACTTAATGCGAGTTGCATAATCTTCATCGAAAATATAATCCACTATACTAGTTACAATAGTACAAAGTTCAAGCCATAGCGAAAGAGAAATACGGTAAATTTGTGATGCGATATGTCGGAGCAAGTTTAGAATTCGCCGAAAATGAATTTCTACCCGACCGAAAAGACGTTTAAACCAAAGTTCGATGTCGTAAAGGGAAGGGACTAGTTTATACAATGGTTTAAATAAATCGTGTAATTTATTCATCACTTGCAAGATGAATGATTTTCGAACCGTTGAATCTTTATTATTACGAGGCGGTGGTAAGATACACGGTGTTAATTTCGAAAAAGGCGAATTGCTAAAATCAATGATGAGCTGATCCTTTAAATATTTGCGTGCGGTAAGGAGGCCAGCATGTACGAAATCATCATGATTTAACGGTGGACTTGTTTCGACGTACGGTTCTTTGTCCAGTAATGCCTGATATTTAAGGATACTTTGGAGATCGTTAGCCTGTAAGGCTAACTCCAAACGTTCCTCAAGACGAACGATCTTCTTCTGATTTGCGTATTTATAATCAGTAAGTATTGTACGATCGGGAAGGACACAATGTAATCGTGAAGTTTCTGATAAATCGATAAGGGTAATTATATTTTCTATGACTTCTGTCTCAGACAGGAAATCTCCCTTTGCGTTTTCGAGAGTATCAGTTTTGACTCTTTCTATAAATTTGATTACTTGGTCTTCGGTAACATTTTCGAATGTTGCGGATGTTGATGCGAGTTTTCGTGCGAATTGTCTATCATTAAGATCGTCTATGGTGGTGAAGGATTTTGATTCAACATCGGTGCATGTTATGCTTGATGGTTCAATGATAATAAAACCAGCCTGTAAGGCAGCTTCAAGGGAACGAAAATCGGGTCCATGACCAGAGAATTTGTTATGTGCAAGTTCATGAATGTAATGATATAATAGCTCATTACTATCGAATTCACGATCATTGCGATCAGTTAGACGTAATCGGATTTCTTGACCGTTATTAATGTTATATCCGTAACACGTATTATAACTGGGATCCTCTGGGAGCATTTTCTTTGGTAAAATGAAGGGGATAGATAATTTCTCAATATGATTTTGGAATTTAGTTCGAGAAATGTTATTAAAGAATGTGACCCATGGTGATATTGGAGAATTTCCAAATTGAGGTACCGTATCATCAGTGAGTGATTTAGTGAACATATTTGTAAACCATTTAGCTAAAATCCACGCGCCAATTAAAGACCATCCAATAGCACAAGCAAAGATTACTGGAATCAGAAGCAAGGCATGTTGTCTAAAGGTCAATGATAATATGAAAGTTTGGCAATTGGTCCAAAAACCATATCTGCCAATGTGATCTTCAATGGTGTTGAGGCGAGTAGGATTGATATTAAAGGGTACTTCAAAGACGTACTCCGGTTCATATCTATCTTTATTTTTATGTCTGGCTAGCAAAAATGAATGATTAAGACCAATCGTTTTTGTAAATATACCTTCGATACGGGATCGAGTGTATGTATCATATAATGCAATATGGCCAGGGAGATAGAATGGACATGGATAGCCACCGAGGCGAACCCAATGAAACTGTACGTAAAATCTATGACCCTCTTTATCTGCTAAATGTGCTATGTCCTCACATAGACGATATCTAAGATAGTAGAGTATCGCAACAAAAAGGATAGGTATTGTTGCGTTCGGTAAAACTACTATAAATGGGAAATCCCACAATAATTTTATGAGAGGTTGAAGTATATTAAATGTAAGTGGTAAATTAAATAAAACGAAAGGTTGTATTGTTACAATTAATAATAGAAATGAAAATATATGAGGAAGTATGGCCAAAGGAAGTAGTATTAAACGTAATATTAAATATAACATGGCCAGGATAGAACGCCAACCCCAAATCTGTATTAATGCCTGTAAGGCAGAAAGGAACCAGTTCCAGGGTATTGGTTTACCTGCTTTCCAAAGTGCATGTACTAGCATAGGTAATGGCGTAGTCTGCTTGAATTGATCAGGAGTGAGTGGTTGATGGTAATCCCGATCAAGGTGATTGTTCATTGGAACGGCGATGGCTCCAGAGGCTATAATCGTATCCATTGTACCAGAACCCCCGTGACATAGTACTGTTTCATAACCAGAGAAAGCCTCTGGATGATTGGTATCTATGATTTCTTCAGCCTTATATTGTTTTATCATGGCTTTAACACGGGGATCAGACCGAAGGAGTTGATCAGAACCAAGAACAAAACCAGCAGATTTTCGGTTGGACTTTGGTGGAGTTTTGGTCAAAAGAGTAAGACCATCAGTAGATCGGCCAAGATTGTTACCATATTTCTTTGTACCAACAGAAAACTCGGGAATTATAGTTTGCATAGTGAGCTTTATAACTCGACCGAGAAGTGTATTTTTAACATTGAATGGACCTACATAATGAGAGTTAGGTCCTAACTGTACATTTGTTGTGTTGGTAGCGTTATTGAAGGGACCATAAACATGTTTCCAACCTTGTTTCCATAATATTTGGATTTTAAGGAAACTAGGTATATGATCAAAACATTTGCCTTCATAGGTATCTCTTAGACCCTGAGCATCCACTTCCTTAAGTATTCGAAACGCTGTAGGGATCTTACCAAAGTGTGCTAGCACACGAGATAAGTATATCATGGGTCCTATATCCCCCCATGTACCTATACAGCCTACTAGGATATGTTTTGTAGGATCAATATGCTCAGGATAGTCTTCACAAATCATGGTCCAATTTTCTGGAAATTCCGGTGTCGTCCAATCTGTGGGAATTTGCCTGTAAGGCAAAAATCGGATTAAATTATTTTTAT